AAAATTATCTCAAAAAATATCTACAATAGTTAAGGAACATAAGTTCTTTAATGATAATAGGGTTTGCCCTACTTGTGATCAACACATAGAAGAATCATTTCGCGTAAATAGAATTAAGGACTCTCAAATTAAAGCAGAAGAGTTGCAAAGGGGTTATAAAGAACTCCAAGAGGCAATTAAAGAGGAAGAGGATAGAGAGTCCTTTTTTAAAAAAATATCTGGAGAACTTACTCTACTACTTAATGGCATTAATCAAAACAATTCTCACATCATTAGTTGTCAAAAACAAATCAAGAGACTTGAATCAGAAATTCAAACTATTACCAAACAACTTGAAAATAGAAATTCTGAAAATGAAAAATTAGAAAACTTCAGAGTAAGTTTAGAGGACACATATAAAAAACTAGCAGATAAGAAAGAACAAGTTTCTTATCATGATTTTACCTACAGTCTTTTAAAAGATGGTGGAGTTAAAACTAAGATTGTTAAAAAATATCTGCCTCTCATTAATCAGCAGGTAAATAAATATCTTCAAATGATGGATTTTTACATCAACTTTAAACTTGATGAAGAATTTAATGAAACTGTTGAATCTGCTATCCATGAAGATTTTTCTTATTCTTCATTTAGTGAAGGTGAAAAATCAAGAATTGACTTAGCACTTATTTTTGCATGGAGAGAGGTAGCAAAGTTTAAAAACTCTGTTAATACTAATCTTATGCTTTTTGATGAAGTCTTTGATTCTTCTCTTGATGGTTTTGGTACAGATGAATTTCTAAAAATTATTAGATATGTCGTAAGTGATGCTAATATTTTTGTGATATCTCACAAAAATGGAATGGAAGACAAATTTGAAAGTGTCATAAGATATGAAAAAATCAAAGGATTTTCACATAAGATATAATCCATCTGATAAAAAAATAATAGCTGAAATAATAAATGGATACTTCAATCATGAAGTTCCAGATAATATTTTACCCTCTTGGTTTAAAGGAAATGAATATTCCAAATTGGATCCACCATTCAAAGAAGGATAAGAAGAGGACACTTAAACCTCAAGCACTACGTCAACGTAAAGAAGCATTACGTAATCTCAAGAAAAAACTAAGTATAACAAGAACTTCATTAAGTTAGCATACGCTGACTAAATAGTAGAGTGAGTAGGAGGATTAAACTTATGCATAACTTGATATCCAGAAATGAACTTGCATCATGGAGATGGGACGAAAAGAACACATCCAACGAAAAATACGATCAAGTGTCTGATTACTTCCAATGCATTTCAGAATGTGGAATTATAGATCAAACAGCAAGGAGGTTTTGCAGGCACATTCTCACAGATGATTAAATAATTTTATTTTCCAAAAATAGGAGAAACCACTAAAGTCCCCTTTGATGATATCAGAGGGGATTAGTTACGATAAATAAAATGTAGGTCTAGAAGAATATGAAAAAGTTTTCTGATTTTTTACTGGAAAGTGAGCAACAAGGTGCTTTAGCATCTCACCTTGCAAGAACTGCTGCTGACAGATCTGCTAAATCTGGAACAGTAGGAGGATCTGTTGCCAAATTTAAAAAAAGAAGAAAAACTGGACTAGGCAGTGCTGCTATGAATCTTGCTAAGAGAGCAGGGCAAAGTATTAAAAATTCTGGCAAGGGTGCAAACACTACTTCAGATACTACTTACAGAGGAAAAGGTGCAGGTAGAGTAGAGGTGGTTGGTAAAAAGGCAGAACCAAAAGGATCTACAAAGGCTTTAAAACCAGCATCAGATAGATCTGCGATAAAGCAAGGAGCAAAGAAAATTGCATATAAAGCTCTTGGATCAGCAGTGAAAAAAGCAGCACTAAAAGCAGCATCAGATAGAAAGAAAATTTCTAGTTCACCTAACAAATCTACATTACCTGCTGCTGCAGTAGATAGAAAGAAAATTTCTAGTTCACCTAACAAATCTACATTACCTGCTGCTGCAGTAGATAGAAAGAAAATTTCTAGTTCACCTAACAAATCTACATTACCTGCTGCTAAGAAAGCACTACCTCCTGCTAAGAAAGCATTACCTGCTGCCAGATAAAAAAGTGTACACTGCCCTCCCACAAAGGAGGGTTTTTTAGTATGATATGGAAGTATAGAACAAATACATGATCAATCACGAAATCAAAGCACAACTTGCCAAACTGCTTGCTACTGAAGATTTGGTGGTTGAACATAAAAATATTGGAACAGCACAATTTGATGTAGAAAAACGCATTCTGACTCTACCTATTTGGAATAAAGCATCAAATATTGTTTATGATATGCTTGTTGGTCATGAAGTTGGACATGCGCTCTTTACCCCTAATGAATGGGACTATGAAGTCCCACGTGGCATTGTGAATGTCACTGAGGATGCTCGTATTGAAAAACTTATGAAACGTAAGTATCCTGGTCTTCATAAGTCCTTTAATGGTGGATATGAAGAACTAGCAGAGCAAGATTTTTTTAATATTGAAAATGAAGATATTGAATCAATGAATCTTGCTGATAGAATTAATCTTTATTTTAAAATTGGAAAATTTGTTGATATATCATTTAATACAGATGAAGAACGTAGAATTGTAAAATTAGTTGGAGATGCAGAAACATTTTCTGATGCTATTGCTGCTGCTGAAGAAATTTATTCCTGTATGAAGCAACAGATTGAAGAAGAAAAGGAACTTCAAAATGCTATAAATCAAGCGTTGAATCAGTCTAGTGGTCAATCATCTAGTGAAGGACTTTCAAGTGATATTGCTGATGGAGAACAGGATGGGGAACAAGATAGTGAAGAAATTTTTGATGTTGATGGTAGTGATGTAACTGAAGATGTAGAATCTGAAAAGAATAACTTAGATGAATTTGAAATTGAAACTGATAATGCATTTAAGGATGGCACCAAAGATTTAACCTCTCAAACCGGTTTTGGAGAAAGTTTTTACGCTGAGATTCCTAAAGTTCATCTTGATAAAGTCATCATTTCAAATAATAAAATACATAATGAACTTAATGAATTTTGGGAAAGGCAGTCAATTCCTCTAAAACATGAAGATGGATCAGAGAGTGATGTTGCTAATTTTGGTTGTGTTGACAAATCTTTCCAAGAATTTAAAAAATCTGCACAAAAAGAAGTAAATTATCTTGTTAAAGAATTTGAAACACGTAAGTCAGCAGATTCATATTCAAGATCTTCTGTTAGTAGAACTGGAGTTTTAGATACAAGTAAGTTACATACTTACAAATTTAATGAAGATCTTTTTAAAAAAATTACCATAGTTCCTGATGGCAAGAATCATGGATTAATTTTTGTTCTTGATTGGTCTGGATCAATGCGTGATGTGATGTTGAGTACTATCAAACAACTTTATAATTTGATTTGGTTCTGTGATAAAGTAAACATTCCATTTGATGTTTATGCCTTCACCAATAGTTATTTTAGTGATGATCTTGAATCTGAAAATATGGATTTGAAATCTGGATTATTTTATGTAGAAAAAACTTTTAAGTTGATGAACTTAATCACAAGTACATCAAAAAGAAAAGATCTAGATATTCAACTTAAAAATATTTGGAGAGTAGTTTATACATTCAATACTTATCAAAATTATTTCTATCCTCGTAATTTTAATCTTTCTGGAACTCCATTAAATGAGAGTTTAGTATCTATTCATCAAATTATTCCTGCATTTAAAAAGAAGCATGGCACACAAAAAGTTCAGTGTATTATTCTTACTGATGGAGAAGCAAGTCAACTCCCTACTCTAGGGAAATACACTCATTTTTTAACTGGTGAAGAAAAAATTGGTGGAAAAAGATTTAATTCAAATGTAATCATGCGTAATCGTAAAACTGGATGTACTTACAATTTTGGTTATCACTACACTAATTTCACTGAAGTTTTACTTAATGATCTGAGAAAAACTTTTGAAGAAGTAAACTTTGTTGGTATTCGTATTATTTCTAGTCGTGACTTTAATCAATTTGTTAAACATCATGATGACATTAAAGATTTTGAATTAAAAATAAGTAAAAAGAAAGGATTCCATTTTATTAAAAATAGTGGATATGATTCATACATTGCTTTGTTGGATTCATCACTTGATAATGATGATGAAATGCATGTAGAAGAAGGTGCTTCTAAAGCAAAAATTAAGTCTGCATTTATTAAGAGTTTGAAAGCTAAGGCACTAAATAAAAAAGTTCTTAATCATTTTGTTAAGTTGGTTGCATGACAAAAGAAAACTGGAGAGAAATTGCAAAAGCATCGGAAAAAGATCCAAAAGTAATTAAAATCCTTGAAGATGGTCCTAGATCTCTTGGTCAGGCATATCTTCTTGGAGCCATGAGACATAAGTATGGACAATCTGAAAAGTGACACACTGGGGGGTTGATCCCCCCTCTTTTTCATCTATAATAACTTCAGTTAAACAAATCAATCAATGACCATCTCCACTGACTATATCCGCACTTCTCTTCAAGCAGTGTATGGAGAGTCTGTGACTGCTGCTGACATTCGTGCCTGGTGTGCTATGAACGGTTCTAACTACCAGACTGTCACCAACAAACTTAATGAATACAAAGTTGGTCGCGGCAAGTGGAATCTAGAGGTGACAAAGGAGACTGTAAAAGAACTGGAAGTAAACTTTAATGGACTTTCAGCAATTCCTGCATCTGAGCAAAATCTTATTCCTACAAAAGATGATACTTTCGTCCAGTTTGGTAACTTCACTGATATTAAAAAAATTATTAAGTCCAATCTTTTTTATCCTACATTTATTACAGGACTTTCTGGTAATGGTAAAACGTTTTCTATTGAACAAGCCTGTGCTCAACTCAAAAGAGAATTGATTCGTGTCAATATCACTATTGAAACTGATGAAGATGATCTCATTGGTGGTTTTCGTCTTGTTAATGGTGAAACCATCTGGCACAATGGCCCAGTCATTGAAGCCTTGCAAAGGGGTTCTGTGCTGCTCCTTGATGAAATTGACCTTGCCTCAAACAAAATTCTTTGCCTCCAATCTATTCTTGAAGGAAAAGGAATTTTCCTCAAGAAAACTGGCAAGTTCATTACGCCCACAAAAGGTTTCCAAGTATTCGCAACCGCAAATACTAAAGGTAAAGGAAGTGAAGATGGACGATTCATTGGAACTAACGTGCTCAACGAAGCATTCCTTGAGCGTTTCCCAGTAACCTTTGAGCAGGAATATCCTAATCCTTCTACTGAACAAAAGATCCTTGAATGTGTTTCTTCAGACCTTGATATTAATGACAAACCTTTCTGTAAGCACCTTGTAGATTGGGCAGACATTATTCGTAAGACATTTTTTGATGGAGGTATTGATGAAGTTATTAGTACAAGACGTTTAGTTCATATTATCAATGCTTACAGTATCTTTAATGATAAAGCAAAAGCAATTGAAGTATGTCTGAATCGTTTTGATAGTGAAACAAAAGAATCTTTTATGGAACTTTATGATAAAGTAGATATTAATTTCCAAATGCCTTCTGAAAATAATGATGAAGATAGAATTTATGTAGTTGACTCAAAACCTGAACTTTGATATAATATATGATAAACACTTGGTCACTTTTATATGATGAAATTTATGGAGATGAATCAATGATCACTACAGCAACAAGTAAAGACTATGATGAATTTTGGGAAAATGATGGATTTAGTATGGTAGGAAATCCAAGTACTCCATCTTCAGATACTATTGTTTTTAGTGGTTCTCATCTTAAGGGTGGTATGGGTGATGATCATATCACCTTCACAGGTGATAATACTCATGCTGCTACATTTGTTCCTATGAATATGTTTGGAGAATCTCAAGATACAATTAATTTCAATAATGATTTGTATGATGATTTTGAGTGTCCTCATCCTCCACAGGAAAATACTTCAACTCCCAATAGTAAAAGGAAGTATAGTGAAGATGAAATTATTAAAGAACTGCAAGAATATATTGGTAGAACATATGACCAGCATTATTCTGCTGGTGATGATAAGATTCAAACTCTTGATCTTATTGAAGCTTGTGGTGATGGTGAAGCATTCTGCAGATCCAACATTCTCAAGTATGCATCACGATATGATAAGAAGGGAACTGCCCGTCGTGACATTATGAAGATTCTGCATTATGCTGTTCTTCTGATGCATTTTAATGACAAAAACGCTAAACTTGAAACCTATCCTCAGTGATGAAATTGAAACCCACAACTATGAAACTATCTGATACTACTACCACTCTTCTTAAGAACTTTTCTTCTATCAATCAGTCTATCCTTATCAAAGGAGGTAGTAGGTTGAGGTCCATGTCTGTTATGAAAAACATTTTGGTGGAAGCAAATGTTGAAGAAGAATTTCCAAAAGATTTTGGAATTTATGATTTAAATCAATTCCTTAATGGACTTTCTCTTCATCAGAGTGCTGAACTAGATTTTGCAAATAATGAGTATGTCCTCATTAGAGAAGGTAAAATGAGATCCAAATATTTCTTTGCTGATCCAAATGTAATTGTCTCTCCCCCTGAAAAGGAAATTACTCTTCCTACTGAAGATGTATGTTTTATTTTGACTAGTCAACAACTAGAAAAACTTAAGAAAGCATCTTCTATCTACCAACTTCCTGATGTCTCAGCAGTATGTGAAAATGGTGTGATTAAATTGGTTGCACGTGATAAAAAGAATGACACATCTAATGATTTTTCTATCATTGTTGGAGAAACAGATCAAGAGTTTGTTTTCAACTTTAAAGAAGAAAATCTGAAGATTATTCCTGGAACATATGATGTTGTTATTTCCTCAAAACTTCTATCACGTTTTAGTAATCAAAACATTGATGTTACTTATTACATTGCTCTTGAACCAGACTCTACTTTTGGATGAAACATATCCTTTTCACATTAAAAGGTTGTCCTGAGCATTTACTTAATGATGAATCACACATAAGAGAAACTCTGGCAAATGCAGCAGGAGTTTCTGGTAGTAAACTTCTTAATATTTCATCTCATAAGTTTGATCCTTGTGGAGTTACTGCTATTGCTCTTTTAGCAGAATCTCACATATCCATTCATACATGGCCAGAAAAAAGTATGGCTGTGTGTGATGTCTTTACATGTGGAGACCACACTAATCCTAGAGCAGGTGCTACATTCATGTATGAGATGATGAATGCGACTGATGTTGTTTCACAAACTTTTACTAGACCACTTGAATGATTATGGGAAAAAAAGATTATGATGGTCCTCTTTGGGCACCTTGGCATAAGGTAGAAGAAGGAAGGAAAAAATTTCGTGAATGGTTGAAAAAACAGGAGAAAAAGGATGAAGGATGATTTTATTTGGGTTGAAAAATATCGCCCAAAGACTATTGATGAATGTATACTTCCTGAAAACATTAAGAAGACATTTAATGACTTCCTAGATAAGGGGGAGGTTCCAAATCTATTACTTGCAGGCCCTCCTGGATGTGGTAAAACCACTGTTGCAAGGGCATTATGTCAACAATTAGGAGCAGATTTTTATGTCATCAATGGATCAGATGAGGGACGATTCCTTGATACTGTCAGAAACAATGCGAAGAATTTCGCTTCGACCGTTTCACTTTCTTCAACTGCAAAACACAAAGTCATCATCATTGATGAGGCAGATAATACAACCCCAGATGTACAACTCTGCTTACGGGCGTTTACTGAGGAGTTTATTAAAAACTGCAGATTCATCTTCACCTGCAACTACAAAAATAAAATCATTCAACCACTTCATTCCAGATGCGCAGTGGTTGAATTTGGAATTAAAGGAAAAGATAGACAAGCAGTTGCAGCAACCTTCTTCAAAAGAACTCAAGAAATCTTGGATACAGAAGGTGTTAAATATGATAACAAGGTCCTGGTAGAACTTATCAATAAACACTTTCCAGATTGGAGACGTGTTCTTAATGAACTACAAAGATATTCTGTTGGTGGCACTATTGATACAGGTATTCTTGCAACCTTTAGTGATGTAAAAGTAGATGACTTGGTTAAAAAACTTAAAGAGAAAGATTTCCCTGAAGTACGTAAATGGGTTGTCAATAACCTGGATAATGATACTAGTGTACTTCTGCGTCGTATTTACGATGCTTGTTTTGATTCCATGGTTCCGAATAGTATTCCTGCTGCTGTGCTTACTCTCGCTAAGTATCAGTATCAAATGGCATTTGTTGCGGATCAGGAAATAAACATGTTGGCATGTTTAACTGAAATCATGGTGGAGTGTGAGTTCAAATGAAGCATTATAATAACTATTATGTCAAATTTGATGATGATGAACTGCGACAAATCTTGAAAGAGATTAGTAATGAAGAAGTAAAAGAGAGGATGAGAAGTTCATTGGGAGAAACAATTGATCCTATAGATAAATTTCACTCAACTATCGCATATTATAATGATGAAGTTTAAAGCACTGGTATTCATTCGTCTGAGGTCACAGGTTGATGACTCTCCAGGTAATGCTGTGAGAGATGCCTGTAAGAGGTTGTCTGAACTCAATATCAGGAAACTTAGATTGGGTAAGGTAGTTGATGTTTGGTTAGAGGCAGAGACTAGAGAGTATGCTGAGAAAGAATTAGAAATGCTTTCTGATAGATTTCTTGCTAACACAGTCATGGAAGACTGGGATTATGAATTGACTGAGATTGAAAACTTTCCTAAAGGTATTGATAATGGATGATTTTAATAAACCAGGATCTAATAAGATAGGACTTACTCCTGTATTCAAAGATTTTGTAGTTAATTTGCAGATAGATAATGTAGTGAAGATCTTAGATGCTAAGATTGAACGTTGTAATGTATACAATAGTGATAATAGAGATGAAGTATACAAACAAATAACTATTACCTACAAAGATACTATATAATGCCACATGAATTTGACCCATGCGAAGCACCTGTAGAAGGTGAAGTTGACAAGTGGGGTTTTACAATCAAACCATTAATATCTGATGTTGAATGTATTTTATTATGTCTTAAGAATGCCCCATGTGGAACTGATAGAAAGCAAGTTATTCGTTTAATTGAGGAGTATGAATCTAAATGAGAGGAATTTTAAATAAACAAAAAAGATCCATTTATAGATCAAGAAATATTCATAAAGAGATTGACAATTTATCATACCACCAAGTAAAATCAAGATGGTATTATATCTTTTGGGGAATTGCTACAGTCTCTGTAGTGATTGGTCAAATTTATGTTGGATCTGGTTTTAGAAGCATGTCCACATCTGTAAATCAAGTATTGGAGAAAATTAAATGAAGTATTTGTTGATTGTTGCTAGTGCTTTGATGTTTGCCACTCCAGCAATGGCTCATAAGAGGCATAGTCATCGCTATCATTCTTATTGGGCAATTCCATCTCATATGCACCACCACTGTCATAAAAGAAGTGGTATATGTCATTTTCATACCCACAATCATGGTGGTAAAGGAAATGGTCATCATGGTGAAAGGTTTATGCATGGACATTATCCATGGATTAAATTTGAATACCATCATCACTGAAATGAAATCATTTAAAACACCTTTAAGATATCCTGGTGGAAAATCTAGAGCTCTTACAAAAATCTCACCACATCTTCCAGATTTATCTACTTTTATAGAGTATCGTGAACCATTTCTTGGGGGTGGAAGTGTAGCAATTCATATTACTAAAAAGTATCCTCATCTTGATGTGTGGGTCAATGATCTGTATGAACCTCTCTGTAATTTTTGGAGAGTTCTTCAGAATGATGGATGTAACCTATATAAGAAACTTCAGGAACTTAAATCTAGATATCCTGATCCTAGTTCTGCAAAAGGTCTTTTCCTTGAATCAAAAGAGTATCTAAATGATGAATCCAATAATGACGCTTTATGGCGTGCTGTCAGTTTTTATACTATCAATAAGTGTTCTTTTTCTGGTCTCACCGAGTCATCCTCCTTCAGCAAACAAGCAAGTGACTCAAACTTCTCAATGCGAGGAATTGAAAAACTCCCTGGATACTCTCAAATAATTAAAAACTGGAAAATTACAAATTTTTCTTATGATCAATTATTAGATGAGTCATCTGAAAGAAAAGCATTTGTTTATCTTGATCCACCATATGACATTAAAGATAGTCTTTATGGAAAAAAAGGAACTATGCATAAAGGATTTGATCATGATAAGTTTGCTGTTGATTGTTCTGAATGCAGTATGGACATGCTTGTATCATATAACTCTGACCAGTTAGTGAAAAATAGGTTTGAGGAATGGAATGCTGCTGAGTTTGAACACACATATACTTTAAGATCTGTTGGTAAGTATATGCGTGAACAGAAAGAAAGAAAAGAATTATTACTCTATAATTACAATAAAAAACCAAAAATTCAACCAACATTTGAGGGATGTTATAATTTCTCTAAACTAGAAAAAGAAGGATTGATAGGTTAAAAAGTATTGACTCTTACTATACATTATGGCTGAACTAAAAGATTGGTTAAACTCAATTAACTTCTCAAAGGAAGATTTATCTGAGCACATTAAAAATTATCCACCATACATTATCAATAGGTGTTTATCTGGACATCTTGATTGTGTATTATTTTCTAATGAGATGAACAAATATCATTTCTTAGATAAAGACATGCAATATAATTTTTATCTAAATATATTGAGAAAGAGAAAGAGATTTTCTCCTTGGGTCCGTAAAGAGAAGGTATCAGATTTAGAGTTTGTCAAATCTTATTATGGTTATAGTAATGAGAAAGCATCTCAAGCACTGAAAATCTTATCAAAAGAACAACTGGACTTCATTAAAAAAAGACTTGAAACTGGTGGAACTAAATGAATCAAACAACTGAACCTCAAGTAGATTGGTCTCAGGATAAGATGATTGAGGTCAGACTCAATGAACCTGATGACTTTTTAAAAGTTAGAGAAACTCTTACCAGAATTGGTGTAGCTTCTAGAAAAGAAAAGAAACTTTATCAATCTTGTCATATTTTGCACAAACAAGGTAAATACTTTATAGTGCATTTTAAGGAGTTATTTGCTCTTGATGGTAAATACGCTAACCTTACTATTAATGACGTTCAGCGTAGGAATCGTATTACTCGCCTTCTTGCTGATTGGGGTCTCATTTCAGTAATTAATGAAGATTCAATCTTAGATATTGCTCCATTAAATCAAATTAAAGTGCTTCCTTATAAGGATAAGGGAGAATGGACTTTAGAGCAGAAATATAATATTGGTAAAAAAAGTAAACCACAAGAAGAAGATAATAAATAACACTGAGACCTTTCGTGCGGTCTCTACGAAAGTCGGAACACCCTATAAAGTGGTTGGGTTTTTACCCTTCCACTTTTTTTGCTTTCTGTTATAATTAGTACTGGATGCCTTAAGGGTCCACAAAACACAAACTCGCTTAATAGGAGCTACAATCATGGGAAACCTTACCAGATATGGTGCGTCAGATCTTCCTGCGCTGTTAGATCGTATAAATAAACATAGTATTGGAATGGAACAATACTTTGATAAGTTGTTCACTCTACAAGAAACAACATCAAATTATCCACCGTACAATTTAATTCAAGTCAGTAGCACAGAGTCGCTCCTTGAATTAGCACTAGCAGGATTTAAAAAAGAAGATGTCAAAGTCTATACAAAAGACGGAAAACTCTTTGTCGAAGGAAATCAACAAGAAGAAAGAGAGTCAGGCCAAAACTACGTCCATAGAGGACTGGCTCAACGATCTTTCACCAGAACTTGGAGCCTCTCAGATGAAACGGAAGTTAGATCAGTTAAATTTGAGAATGGGTTGTTAACTATTGTTCTTGGTAGGATTATACCAGAACATCATCAAAAGAAAATTTGGTTTGGAAATACTGACTGAATTTAGATGTTGTTGATACAAAAGTGTATCACTATGATACACTAATTTCTAAATAATTTTGTACTTTGGGGAGAAATGATGAACTTTACAGCAACCTTTCTTACATCAGGAATAATCATGACACTTTTCTTTGGTACTCCAATTGTTATGATGTTATCTAGTTGATATTATTGACAAGATTCATCCAGTGATATATAATATCTCTGACAGTAACAAAGGTACATGAACTATTCTATTACTCTGAAAACTTCTGAAGGGGAACAAACTATTCAGTGTGAAGACGATCAATATATCTTAGATGCTGCTGAAGAGCAGGGTGTAGATATGCCATATTCTTGTCGTGCTGGAGCTTGTTCAACATGTGCAGGAAAAATTATTTCTGGAACTGTAGATCAATCTGATCAATCATTTCTTGATGATGATCAAATAGAAGCAGGTTTTCTTTTAACCTGTGTTTCTTATCCAACATCTGACTGTGTTATTGAAACTGAAAAAGAGGAGGAACTTTATTAATGTCTTGCATCTCACTTCGTGAAGAAACACTTGAAGCACTACGTGCTCAGTGCAATGGAAATATTAAAAAGGCCAGAATGAATGTTGAAATTTACCTTCACAATCCTGTAGGCATTGGAGAACATTCAGATATTCTTTCTGCAATTCAAGATCAAATTGATTTAATTGCAAAAGAAAAAGAAAGGTTGGAAGTAATTGAAACTCATTTTACTAACCACAATCACGAATAAATACAACTGAATATCGTCGCTGCATAGAGACTCTGGCAAAATCCAGAAGTCTCTTATTTTTTTATTGAGGTAAATTATGCAAGTTAAATTAGCACTTTTAAAGTCTGGTGAAGAAGTCATTTCATTAGTTGATGAAATGGTTGTCAACGAAAAAGTTGTGGGGTATATTTTTAATTACCCATGTGTTGCTAGACTTCAAACAAAATTAGAAGCAGATAAAACAATTCCCTGCAAAATTAAATTGAATCCTTGGATTCCTCTTACTAAAGATTCAACAGTGCCTGTTGTCATGGATTGGGTAATTACATTTACTAATCCAATTGACAAACTAGAGGAAATGTACTTACAAATGCTAGAAGATAATGGATTTAAAAAACCTGAAAGTGATAGTTCTGATGAACAATCAGATTCTGCTGAGTCAGATTGAAGAAGTTCCAACTGAACTTGGAGAACCTGATTGTAGATTAGTTGAACCATATGAAATCACTGAGGATATGACACTGCTACCATGGATGGTGGATTATACAAGTCAGAATTCCTTCATGATTCACTCTGACAAGATCTTGACTATTTCTGATCCCAGTAGTAAACTGGGGGAGAAGTATCAAGGGTTGCTTGGGTGAGGTTTTATACTAATGTTCAGATGGTTGGAAATAATCTTCTTGTTCGTGGATATGAAGATGGACAGAAAAAGATTTATAAGGAAGAATTTCAACCTACACTTTATGTAAAATCTAAAAAAGAATCTAAGTGGAAGACTCTTGAAGGTGATAATGTAGAACCAATTCAACCAGGAACTATAAGAGATTGTAGAGAGTTTTATAAGAAGTATGATGATGTAGATGGATTTCCCATTTATGGGAATGAAAGGTATGTCTATCAATATATCTCTGATAAGTATCCAGAGGATGAGATTAAGTTTGATATTTCAAAGATTTCTCTGGTAACTATGGACATTGAGGTTCAGGCAGAACATGGATTTCCTGATCCAGAATCCTGTTCTGAAGAAATGCTTACAATCTCTATTCAAGACTATACAACTAAGAAAATTATTACTTGGGGTAGAAAACCTTATACTCCCTCACAAAGCAATGTCACTTATCACCATCACAGTGATGAAGTAGCAATGCTTAATGCATTCCTCTATTGGTGGTCCCAGAACACTCCTGATGTGATTACAGGGTGGAATGTGAGGTTGTATGATATTCCATATCTGTGTGGAAGAATCAGCAGGATTATGGGTGAGAAAAAGATGAAACTTCTATCTCCTTGGGGTTTGGTATCCCAAGCTGAAGTTTACATTTCTGGTAGAAAGTTTAATGTATTTGATGTTGCTGGACTTACTACATTAGATTACCTTGAACTTTATAAGAAGTTCACATACAAAGCACAAGAGTCTTACAGACTGGATTATATTGCTCAAGTTGAACTGGGTCAGAAGAAACTAGATCACAGTGAGTTTGAAACCTTCAAAGATTTTTATAGAGGGAACTGGAAAAAGTTTGTAGACTACAATATTATTGACGTGGAACTTGTTGACCGTTTGGAAGACAAGATGAAACTGATTGAACTTGCTATGACCATGGCTTATACTGCTAAGGTCAATTTCATTGATGTTATGTTTCAAGTAAGAACTTGGGATACAATAATTTATAACTATTTGAAGAAGAGGAATATTGTTATTCCTCCAAAAGATAAATCAAACAAGGATTCCAAGTTTGCTGGCGCATATGTCAAAGAACCGAAACCAGGAAAGTATGATTGGGTTGTTAGTTTTGACCTTAACAGTCTTTACCCTCATCTCATTATGCAATACAATATTTCTCCAGAAACGCTTGTTGAGGAAAAACATCCCTCAGCAACAGTTGATAGAATTCTTAAGGAAGAACTAAACTTTGAACTGTATAAAGATTATGCAGTTTGTGCTAATGGAGCAATGTATAAAAAGGATGTGAAGGGATTTCTTCCTGAACTAATGGAGAAGATGTATGCTGAAAGAGTTATCTTTAAGAAGAGGATGCTTAAAGCAAAACAGGAGTATGAGAAAACACCTACAAAAACATTAGAGAAGGAGATTGCAAGATGTAATAACATCCAAATGGCTAAGAAGATTTCTCTTAATTCTGCTTATGGTGCTATTGGTAATCAGTATTTTAGATACTATAAACTTGCTAATGCAGAAGCAATTACCATGTCTGGTCAAACATCTATTAGGTGGATTGAAGATAGGGTGAACAAATATCTAAATAATTTATTAAAAACTAAAGAAGTAGATTATGTCATTGCATCTGACACTGACTCAATCTATATTAATTTTGGACCTCTTGTTAATAAATTTTTTGGTAATCTTATTGATAATAAGATTAAACTTGTGGAGATCATTGACAAGATCTGCCAAGATAAACTGGAACCATTTATTGAGGATTCTTACCAGGATCTTGCGACGTATTTGAATGCGTATGATCAAAAGATGCAAATGAAGAGGGAGAATATTGCAGATAGAGGTATTTGGACAGCAAAGAAAAGATATATTTTAAATGTTTGGGATAGTGAGGGTGTTAGATATGATGAACCTAAACTCAAGATAATGGGTATTGAGGCAGTAAAATCATCAACTCCTGCCCCATGCAGGAAGATGATTAAGGATGCTCTCAAACTCATGATGGAAGGCACAGAAGAAGATGTGATTGATTTTATTGATGATGCTAGAGAGAAGTTTAAACAGATGCCTCCAGAGGACATTGCTTTTCCTAGAACTGTTAGTGATGTTAAAAAGCACAAGTCATTTTCTACAATTTACGCAAAAGGAACACCTATTCATGTGAGAGGAGCTTTATTGTTTAATTATTATATTAAAGAGAATAAATTAGATAACAAATATTCTCTCATTAATAATGGTGAAAAAATTAAATTCATTTATCTAAAGAAAGCAAACCCAATTAGAGAGAATGTTATATCATTCATATCTGACTTTCCAACTGAAATTGGGATTGACAAATACATAGATTATGAATTACAATTCCAGAAGGCTTTCTTAGATCCTGTTAAGGTTATTCTTGATGCTGTTGGATGGAATGTTGAAAAAGTAGTTAACTTGGAGTTGTTTTTTGGATGAAAGATCAAAATACAATTGAGGATCATGAAGGAAAAAGAGAAAAATGGAACAGGGGACTAGACATTTTTATTGAATCTGTTCATAAACCAGATCCAGCATTAAGACAATGTGCTCATAATCAACTATGTTATCATGAACTTATGGATGTTCGTAAAAATGTTTTAGAATATCTTAAAACTTTGAGGTGGAATTAATGGATTTTTTAAAAGATATTGTAAAAGAAATAGGAGATGAATACACCAAACTTGCCAGAGACATCGACGACACAGAAACTTACGTGGACACAGGTTCGTACATCTTTAACGGACTTTGTTCAGGTAGCATATTTGGTGGTGTATCTGGGAATAAGATTACTGCCATTGCTGGGGAGTCTAGTACTGGAAAAACTTTCTTCTCGCTTGCAGTTGTCAAAAGTTTCTTGGATTCTAATCCTGATGGGTATTGTCTATATTTTGACACTGAAGCTGCTGTTAATAAATCTCTTATCTCAAGTAGGGGTATTGACCTTGATAGGTTGGTAGTTATTAATGTTGTCACTATTGAGGAGTTTAGAACTAAGGCACTGAAGGCAGTAGATCTCTACATGAAAGCACCTGAAGAAGATCGTAAACCTTGTATGTTTGTTCTAGATTCTCTTGGAATGCTTTCTACAGAAAAGGAAATTCGTGATGCTCTAGATGATAAGCAAGTTAGAGATATGACCAAATCTCAACTTGTCAAGGGAGCATTCCGTATGCTTACATTAAAACTTGGTCAAGTAAAAATTCCAATGATTGTCACCAATCACACTTATGACGTTATTGGTTCATATGTACCCACCAAAGAGATGGGAGGTGGTAGTGGACTTAAGTATGCTGCTTCTACTATCATCTATCTTACTAAAAAGAAAGAGAAAGATGGAACAACAATTGTTGGAAACATTATCAAAGCAAAGACTGCTAAATCACGTTTAAGTAAGGAGAATAAAACAGTTGAAGTACGTTTATATTTTGATGAGCGTGGTCTTGATAGATATTATGGTCTTCTTGAACTTGGTGAGATTGGGGGACTTTGGAAAAACGTTGCTGGTAGATATGAAATAGATGGAAAGAAAATTTATGCAAAACAAATTCTCAAAGAACCAGAGACTTATTTTACCCCTGAAGTTATGGAGAGGTTAGATGAAATTTCAAGGGAAGAATTCTCATACGGTAAAAGTCTATAATAAGATCTTTACAGAAGATATGGGTTATGCTTTAATTGAAGCATTTGAGAATAGTGAGCATGGACATGAATATGTTAATAAAAATCACAAACCTTGTTTCACACAATTAAATGTCAATGAACATTGTCCTGAATTAATTAAAGTATTAGTTAATTGGACCAAAATTGCTTATCATGATTATGTGACAGAAACTAAAAATAATTATATTCC